ACTAACGTGAACAGCAGCAACTCTCTCAGAAGTACCGTTGTAGACAATCTTTCCTGTTGTATCTCCTGTAAATCCAGACTGTATGCCAACAACATAGGTTGCAGAAGCCTTAACGGGAGTACCAGCAGTTGATATTGTTGTTGCTCCAGTGTTTCCTTGAACACTAACCTGAGCGTATGGTTGCGCTTCAGCGTCAATCGTAACGTAGTTGCTTGTTGATGTTACGTTTATTCCGTTTCCTCCAACAATACTCGCTATATCAGGAGTTGCGTCCGTTACGTTAAGTAACAACGGAGCGCCAGTAGAATCAGCAGCAAAGTTATGCTTTAGCTCAACGCCGTTCTGAGCCGATACACTAGCCAGTATGCCAGCGCCGCTCTCTATGTTTCTGATCTTGTTTACTGTGCCATCAATGTCCAGAACAGCCGTTCCGGTAGGATCACCAGTTTGCGTGATCGATCCAGTAACACCTAGACCATTAACAAAATTTGTATAGGTAATCTTGTAGTTTGTGCCGTTTACAAAGTAGTCCATAAACGCGCCAGACTCTACTGTGGTCTTCGCAACAAAATCGGACTTCTTCCTGCCTTGCGCTCTATCAACCATTGGTATTGTTCTCCAAGCCTATTGCACCAGTAGACTCCGCAAGGATCTCCTGCTCGCTCTCTGGATAGAAGTGTCCAGTGTTCAGGCCAAGGTTATTGCCTTCGTTGCCTGAGCCAATCGGAAGTGTAGATGGAAGCTTGGTGGTGGCCATGCGCTGGCCAAGAAGCCTCATAGTGTTGTAGCCGTCGCGAGCTGCTCGCTGCAGTCCGACTGATATCACGCCACCAAAATCTGGCGCTACCTCGATCGCCATGTTGGCAATCAAACCACGCAGAGCTCCTGTCGGGATCGTTACCTCGTCACCCAGATCAGTTACCTCGGTGTATCCCAGGCTAATTCCAGCCGCGTCCAGCTCCGCCATGTAGTTATTCATGGCGAAGATAAAATCTTGATACTCGTCAGGCTCTAGCGGAGCTTCGCTGGCTTGAACGAGTATGCGTTGTAGTGATGCTTTTGCGACCTGAGCGACTGTTGCCATTATTCGTACTTAGCTCCTTTGGCCGTTTTAGCTGAATCTTTAAATGCCTTCGCAGTAGGCGCTCCTTTGGAGCCTGCCTTGCGCATTTTCTCAGGCTTTTTGCCTGCAGCCTTCTGGGCCTTGATGCGCTTGCGTTTAGCGTGGATGTTAGCGTACAGACCTTTACTCATACTTGGCTCTCATTGATTTAGCGCCTTTGCACTTCCAACGCTTGCGACTGAGATTGTTTGGAGTATTGGGATCGTTCTGCTTTTCTTTAGGCAATCCTTTTTTGATGCCTAATGATCTCGCACAATACGCGTCGCCTTTCTTGGTTCCCGCTCTAACGCGAGAGCCTCCGTCCTTTGCCTTTCCGGCCTGCCCATAGGAGACCTTCCTGCCGTCGGACGTGACTTTGACCTTTGCTTTACCTTTTGCGGGCTTCATGTAAAAAAGGCGCGGGAGCCGAAGCTCCCAGCGCCAGATGCCTCAAGGTTATACGCCGAAGCCTTGACCCGCAAAGAGCGGATTAAAGCAAGCGTAGGCGGGGAGAAGATCGAAACGAATCTTCTGAGTGTTGGCGTCGCCGTCTGCGTACTTGGATACTCGGATGGAGAAGCCGTCACTTGTAGTAGCAATGGTGTCAGTGCTGTACAGCTTGGGCAGCTTCACAGTACCTACTCCGAATGCCTGCTTGGTATAGAACAGGTTGGGCTGGTACAGAGTAGAAGCGGCACCAAGGATAGTTACAACGTCACCGCTGGTAGGAGCGGCAGTTACGTTGTTGTACTGACCATTGGCTTCGTAGATAGCAGCACCAGATACAGTGATAGTGGCTGCGTTACTTGCGATGGTTACATCCTCAAGAACAGTACCTGTCCACAGGACTTGGTTGCCTGCTGCGTCAAGGATCGGCTCGCGGGTTGCTACGTTCAGACGGTAAACTCCTGCGATAGTCACCATATCGCCAGCTTTGATAGTACCAGTACCCAGATTGTTCAGAGACAGAACCTGAGTCATGGTGTCCTTGGCAGTGACGTAAGTAGCGTCTGGAGTAGAAGCCAGCGCACCAGCACGGTCAGTAGTAGAGCCAGAAGTGAAGCTAGACAGCGCATTAGATGTCAGAGCCATCATGCCGCCGAAGTTGCTAGAAATCTGAGCCTTTTCCCACGCAGTGCGTACCAGGCCGTCAGCAGCGTTCAGACCATTCTGAGCTGATGAAAGGTTGGTAGTGGTGAATGGGTTCATGATGTAATACTTCTCATCGGACATCGGAACGCCGACAGAATCCATCAGAGCGCCAGCACCGGCAACGTCGCTCCAAGCATCAACAGCAGTGCCGTGAGTACCATACTTCAGAGAAGCGTTCTTGCGGATGAATGCACCAAGATCCAGTTCCATATCGGTAACGATACGGCGAGCCATGGGCTCAAGGATCTGATCCAGCTGGTCCAGTTCCAGAGCTTCTTCTACGTTGCCCCATTCGGTGGCAGCAGTGAAGTAGTTCTGAACAGTACCAGTTGCTTTACCAGCAATGATGTCAGACTTCGTAGAAGAGCTGATGTCACCGCCTGCAGTACGGATTGTGTTGTAGTCGTGAGGACGCTTGAAGTCTACAGTTGAACCTGAAGACGGGTTAAATTTACCAGAGAGCAGTTGAGTATCAACAGTCTTGGTCAGTACACGAGAAGCCTCGAAAGCCTCAAGGAAGACTCTCGCGACCTTCCGAGTGACGTTGCTATTAAGATTGTTAGCCATGATTGGATCACCTCATTATTCATAGGTTGCTCCTTTCACTCCGCCGACTTTCGGTCTTACTCCTGCGCCTTTCGGCGTGTCAACGGGATCTGGAGCGGCATTAACACTAGGTTTAAGTTTTCTTGCCTTCGGCATAATGGTCTGGTCAAGATACAGCAGCGCCTTGCCAAGAGGCATAGACGATAGCTTGTCCAGCTCTAGAAGATGCTCACCCAGGTACAGCGTTCCAAGACTGCCATCTTCCAGATCGATCAGATGCTCAGCGAGCATAGGATTTATCCCAAATTGGCCAATCTTGTTTGCTGCGCTCTGGAGTTGATCGCTCTTTACGCCGAGTTTCTTCGCTCGATCTGCGTAAGCAGCTATCTTCTCATTCTGCGCTTTTAGTGCTTCCGCTTGCTGTTGACGCTGCATTTCCAGCTTCTGGGCTTGAATAGCCTGCTGGCGTGCATCGTACTCAGCTCGCTTGGCAATGGCCTCGTCCCGCAACCTCAATTGCTCTTGGATCTCTCGATCCGACATAGCGTAGAAGTCCGGCACATTAGGCACTTCCGGCGGAGCCTCCTTCGGTGCTTGAGCTTCCAGCTCTTCGAGTCGGCGGCGATACTCTTCAGCTTTACGCTCGGCCTCTTTTATTTTGCCGACCTTCTCGCTGATTGCCTTGTCGAATGCCTTCTGCTGCACCTCGTTGAAGCGCGGCCTAGTGGATTCGTCGTGGTCTTCACCACTATCCGTTGATGACTCGGAGTCAGTTTCCTGACCTTCAGTTTCTACCTCTTCAAACTCAGCGTCTTCGATCTGAGTCTCATCGAGAATATCATCTGGTTCCATCGTTATACCTACTGTAATGCCGTCAAATAAATGGTGACGTTCCATCCCGTCGAGAAAGCGCGACGTTCGCTGCGTGCCAATATAACATATTTTGGAAAATATCAACAATTTTGCGGAGAATTTTCCTGACCGAGAAATTCTCCTGAAGATTGCCCAATCCCGTTAAAAAATACCCCGATCAGGAAACCTGTTTTACTGAGAGCGCCTCCTTTCGATGTCTCTCAGCATGTCTTCAGTGATTGTGCCGCCTCGTAGTCCACGGCGCATCGTGTAGTATTCTCTCGCAAGAGTCTCTGGATCAGCTGCCAGCAGCTCGTCTACGCTACCGAATCCGCGTCCTCGGACAAAGTCTGGCAACAATTCCATGGCATTGATATCAGTTTCCACAAGCGTTCCAATGGGCCTTCCTGCTAAGCCTTGGCTGTACGTTCTGTGGCCTGACTGCTCAAATCTTCCTAGATATGGATCTGCCGCGCCGACGTTCTGCAGCGTGTAATCTGGAGCGTTGTATTGCAGGCGGTCAGTCACAGCCAGCCTAGCCTGACCTATACCAATTCCGCCTTCGTTTCTGAAGTCGCGATCCATGACCTGCAGGATCTGCTTGCGCGGATCTCCTTTCATCATCGCGATTTGAGTGATGCTTTCTGGATTATCAATTCCTTTCCATTCCGGATAGATGCCTCTCAATGCCCGATCAACCTTCGCCTTGGATCTGCGCGTCATATTGTTGCGAGCGTGAGTCAGCATGGTCTCAGCAGTCATCGTGGCAAAATCTCCGCCAGAAGGAGCCATGCGGTACGGCAGCATAAGAATTTCGTCAGCTATCGGCTGGCCGCCAAGTCCCATGAAGCTATTGAGATACATGGAAGTGGCGCCTTTATCCTGCGCCCACACCTGACCTTCACGGCCAAGTGGATTGGCAAACATATAGTCCTGGCCGCCTTGCAGATCCACTGGGATATCATAATCGACGCCTTCCACGCCCAGCAGCCTAGATCCAGCCTTGGTTCTGTCAGCCATGGTGAGAGCGAACGGCTTTCCCTCAAGATCGTAAATGCTCACATATGGGCGCACAATTGGAGAGCTTTCATAGCGCAGCTCAGTGTCCAAGATGCGCTGCTGCTCCTTGGCTCTGCTGTCAAAGCGCGGATCAAAACCTTCGTCTCCAATCCTGAAAGTTTCACGGATAGCTGATCCTGCTGCTAC